TCGGCTTGGGCCTGAAGGGCTATGCGTGGGATATCGCCAACGGCGGCAAGTCGCCGACCTCGGCCGAGCTGGCTACCGGCTCGAACTGGGATCAGATCGTCAACAGCGTGAAATCCACCGCCGGCGTTATCACCATCGGTGACGCCGCTAAGTAATGAATCGGGGCGGCCTTCTGGTCGCCTCTTTCCTTCCTTTGAATGGAGTCCATCATGGACAAAGAAGTCGTTTACGAGCAGCACCCGGTCAGCGCCGAGCGCAAGGAATACCTGGTTCGCAAAGGCTACAAGATCATCGACGCCCAGTTCGCGCCGGATGACTACGAGCACCCTGAGCCGATCAAGGCCGGTAAGCCTGATAAGAAAGCGCCCGAGACTGGCACTGCCAGCGAATCGAAATGACCCAGTCGACGGTGCTGGCAGCGGGCATCACTGCTGCAACCTCCACTGACATCCCCGTAGCTGCGGGGGCAACTGTCGTTGTCGGTATCTTTTCGGCGGCAGCGGATGCGGTTCCTCCCGGCCTTGTATTCGGCATTGACCAGGACACGCCAGGCGCAGACAACACTATCGGCTCTCTGGATGGCGTCCGCCGGCAGGTTTCTCTGTCGGGCCCTGGGACATTCCGCGTGAAGCGCCCGGCCTATACCGGCACGCCATTCGGCGTTTTTCTGGAAGCATAAAATGATCATTCAATCGATCGTTCAATCCATGATTCAGCCGGTTGTTCGGTCGGTTGCTGATCGGCGTCGCGGCTCGGGCGGTGCTCCGGCACTGCCAGTTCCAACGACGGTAAACTTCACGTCGGCGCAGGTTTCTCCTGGCTTTGCTGGCTCTGTCAGCACAACAAAGAACGCTGCAAGGATCTATTTCAGGGGGGATCGTACTCTCTGGAGCGGATACATCACCGGCACCGAAGCCAAGCTGACAGCCCCGTCTGACTACGGAGACAACGCCGGGTCGATGGAGGTTGCCATTGATGGTGGCGCATTTGCTGCAGCGCCTAACGTCGCTTCGGTTTACACGCTGTTTACTGGCCTCCCGCATGCGACAAGGCTCGTAGAAGTGCGCTGGGTCGCTGCAATGGCAGACGCCCCATACATTGCATCCTCTGGCAACGTTATCACCGTCACCGGCCAGCCACCTGCGCTAAACCCGGCGACCAACTGGGTGCAGGCTGGAGCAAACTCGGCTACCGGGATTTACAGCGGGTCTGTCATTGCAAACGCCGCGACCTACTCGCCAGCACTCCAGGCCGAGAGCAACCCATCCAACGGCTCAAACGTTGGCTCTGTCAGGCTTCGCGGCGCATTCACAAGGCTTGTAGTCACTCTCAACGGGGTGCGCAAGATTGGAGTCAGCAAGAACGGCGCAGCGCCGGTCTTTTACTCGATTGCTGACGAGGCAAATTACCCGCCAAGGTCAATTGTTGTTCCGTGTGATGGGTCTACATCGACCTATAACGTGTGGGATAGCGGCAGCAACCGGAACAACGGCGGCATATTCGCCGTGTCTGGTAACTCAACCCTGCTCGATATCGGAATGCTCCGTCGCCTTGATCAGTTTGGTGACTCGATCACCTATGGATCTGGCCCTAACGCTACTCCGGTTGATACGGAGACGATGCGTGTTGCCGCAGCCATGGGATTTGTCGGGAGCACTAACGGGATCAGCGGCGCGACAATCCTGGTATGTAAAACCATGCTCGATACTGTGTTGCCAGGCAGGACTGTATCGGCGTCAGATGTGGCGATCTTGGCCATTGGCGGCAACAGCGCCTCTGACGGTATCGACTCGACAGAACAGGCTGACTACGCGGCGTGCATCGATAAGCTGCTGGCTAAGGGGTACGGCAAGGTTATTTGCCGAGGAATTTTGCCTAACGTCCCGGCCCAGGCATTGGTCAACGCTGCAAACGTGATCCTGAAGTCAGTGATGGACGCAAAGGCGAATCAAAAACTGGCCTGGATCGATCCAACAAGCTGGACAGGATTTGAGACTCTGGACAGCACCCACCCAACCGCAAACGGCTACGCAACTCTCGCAGCCTATGCCGAGCCTGCCTACCGCGCAGCGCTTGGCCTGTGATCAGCAATAAGTAACTCAAGGGCTACGGCCCATCTCATTCAACCGGAGGCCGGATGGCTACCTACATCACTACGGCCGACGTGGATACCATCCTCGGTGCAGACTGGACAACAGAAGACAAGAAGCCGCGCGCGGTGTTGATGGCAAACACCTGGCTCACTGAGCGAGTCAGTCAGGTTTTCAGCGAGGTTCCAGCTGCTATCGTGCAGGCCGGTGCTGAGGTTGCCCGCGAGGCTGCACTTGGCACGCTATACGGTGCCAAGGCTCGGGAAGTTCTTTCGGAAACCAAGACTGTTGACGGCGCGGTCTCGAAAAGTACGGACTACGCCAAAGGCAGCTCAGCGATCAGCGCTGGCGAGTCGTTCGCTCTGGCGCTGCTAAAGCCATACATGGGCGGAAGCCAGATCAGCATAGTGAGGGGCTAGATGAGTGAGTTCTACGACGAAATGGCCGGTGTTGCGCTGGATCTGATAACCGAGTTCGGCCTCACCGTCACGCTGCGCACCGTAACGCCTGGCGGGTACGACCCGGATACGAGCGAGACATCCGACGACACGATCACCGAGCAGGTCGGCCAGGGAATCCTACTCGACTACACCGGACAGGAGTTCCAGGCAAACAGCCTGATCCTGCAGGGTGACAAGAAGCTCAAGCTCGCAGCCAAGGGCCTAACCTCGGCGCCGTCACTGCTGAGCAAGGTCATCGCTGGCGGCAAGACATATTCGATCGTCCCGCCACTGAAAGAGATCAACCCGGCCGGCACGCCGCTGCTGTATGAATTGCAGGTGCGCAGCTGATGGCCCGCGGCAGTCACATGACGAGTCGCTACGGAGGCCAGTCCGGCAGCTTCGGACTTGATCTTTCGGCAATCGTTGAGCAGGCCAAGGAAGCAATTGATGCGAGCCTGCGCGAGATCGTGATCGAGATCGGTAGCAGCCTGATCAAGATGTCCCCCGTGGGCAACCCAGAACTCTGGAAGGCGAACGTCTCGCACCGGGCGAAGAACACCGCCGCAGCGGATGCCTACGACTACAACGTAAAGCTACGCAATACGGTCACCAACCTGACCGAAAGCAACTTCACCAAGTCTGGCAGCCTGAAGAAGGGCGTCAAGTATGCCAAGCCGCTAACTAAGACCGAGCGCATCCAGAACTTCGACGTCAACGGACTGGTATCTGGTCAGGGCTACGTCGGAGGGCGCTTCCGGGGTAACTGGCAGTTCACCATCGGCACCCCGGCCTCTGGCGAGCTTGACCGGATCGACCCGAGCGGCGCTGAAACATTGGCGGCGCTGACGGCTCAGGTCGCAACGCTGACGGCAGGACAGACGGCCTACATCGTCAATAATTTGCCTTATGCAAAAAGTTTGGAATTCGGACATTCGACGCAAGCTCCCGCCGGGATGATAAGAGTCACCGTCTCCCGCTTCCAGGAGATCATTCAGGAAGCCATCAGGAACAACAAGGTATGAGCCATCTCAAGATCCGCCAGATTTACGAGGCGCGCTTGTCTGCCTGGGCGGCTGCCAGATTTACGACGAAGCCTGAGCCGCTGCGCGTCGAGGTGCAGAACACAGTGTTCGTGCCGACGGATGGGGAGATCTATCTGAAGGCCTACATGATGCCGACAGGCCCCTACAGCGATGCCGTTGGTGGAGATCACAAGATCTACACCGGAGTATTTCAAGTCAGCGTCGTAACGCCGGCAGGCAAAGGACCTGGCAGGGCCGAGGGCATCGTCGACGAGCTGTCCGCACTGTTCCCGCTGTTCGATCGATACAGCAAGGCCGACATCACCGTTGTGACGATGACTCCGGTTGAGCAGGGCCCAGGCATTCCAGACGGCAACAACTACACCGTCGCCGCGTCGTTCCGATACCGGGCCGACACCAACTGATTTACCCGCAGAGCAATACCCGAACCCGCCATTGAGCGGGTTTTTTTATGCCCGTTCGGGCGCAATTCAGCGTCGGTCCATGCGACCGCAAAGGAACTATCATAGCTTTCACTGTACCTGACGGCACTACCATCTACCTGGGCACCACCTTCGGCACCCTGGTATCCATCACCTCGATCAGCAACGCCGCACAGGCAGTCGTAACGGCTGCAGGTCACGGCCTGTCCGCTGGCGACATCATCATCGTTAAATCCGGCTGGCAGCGCATCAGTGAGCGCTGTTTCCGCGTAGCCAACCCGCTGGCCAGCACCTTCGAGCTTGAAGGCATGGACGCCAGCGATACCAGCGTGTTCCCGGTCGGCACCTCGGCGGGCAGCGCAACCAAAGTGCTGACCTTCACCCAGATCACCCAGGTGCTCAACCTGACCACGTCTGGCGGCGATCAGCAGTTTGCCACCGTGTCGCCACTCGAATCCGACTTCGAGACCCAAATCCCTACCGGCACCTCTGCGCAATCTGTTGCGATGGACATTGGTGATGACCCGACTCTGGCCGGTTATCAGGCTCTGAAGAAGGCGGCCGACGCCCGGGCAATTCGCCCCCTGCTGATGCAGAACAAGAACGGCTCGAAGATCTACTACTACGGCTACACCTCGCTCAACGAGACGCCAACCAAGAACAAGGGCCAGGTCGACACTGTGAAGTCGTCCTTCTCCCTGCTGTCCCGCCCAGTGCGTTACGCCGCCTAAATAGCGGCAAAGGTGGGGGAGACGTTCCCCCGCCTTATTTTCTGACCCCATAAGGAGCCACACATGGCCAAGTTCAAGCTCGCCGTAAATCCAACTTTCAAAGCGAAGATCCAGATGCCAGTGCACGGCGGCGAATCCGTCGAGCTGGAATTCGAATTCAAACACCGCACCCGTGATCAGCTCGCGGCGTGGGGTAAGACCATGGCCAAGATGACCGATCTGGAAATGCTCGAAGACATCCTGGTCGGCTGGAACATCGAAGACCCATTCAACCGCGAGTCGCTGGAATTGCTGATCCAGAACTTCTACGGTGCGCCGATGGTTCTGCTGGTCGCCTATCACGATGAGCTGAAGCAGGCTCGCCAAAAAAACTGATAGCCTCGGCTCGCGCTCTGTATCAGGGCGCGGCGGCCGAGGATGAAATGGCAGCGTTCGGCTTCAGCGCTGAAGACTTCGAGGTTGAGATTGCCGTTTGGCCTGACTGCTGGGCGTCCTTCGAGTGTTTTGCAGCGATGCAGACGCAGTGGCGTACCGGCATGGCAGGCGCTACCGGCCTCGACTACGTGGCGCTTGAGCCGGTGATGCGCCTACGGGGAATCCCCAAGGCTGAGCGAATCCACACCTTCGAAGACATCCGCACGATGGAAATGGCAGCGCTCGAAGTCATGCAGTCAAATCGCGAAAAGTAGTTGCGCTATGGCCGCCGGTGCCGGTGATGGTAGATTGCCGGTATCTATTCGAGGGGGTTGCCATGAAGGGAATTATCGCGCTGTGCCTGGTTGCTTTGCTGGCTGGCTGTTCTGCCAAGCAGGTTCGGCCAGAGGTATCGTCCAACACCATCTATCGGACGCCAATAGACGGCGCAACGGCTCAACTGGTGCTGCCTGACAGCTTTCAGCGCAAAGTTATCACTCAAAAGCCGGCATATGGTCGGGCGTGGAGCATATTTGACTTTGAAATTCATGTTGGCGAGCCGGCAACTAAGTCGCTTGTATCTGATATGAGGTCAAGGGTTCCACAGGCCAGGATCGGGAATACTGACGACGGCAAGCCGTCAACGATTCGACTCTCTCCAAATGACATCTCTATCGAATTCGGTGTTGATGATGCTCGAGCAGTCTCATTGTCAGGTCTGAGCATCTTCGGCATGGGTGCTGACATCGTTGTTGGAGCAAAAGCAACAGTAAAGGCTGATCTGTCGGTCAAAGGAAAGCCTTCACGACAGGTTGAAGTGACAGGCGTCGGAACACTGCCAATGGCCTATGCGTCACTGCGCGAGTCGGATGTCGACAAGGCGATCGGTCTAGCGCTTGATGATGCCGCGAAAAAGCTCGGCGATATGGCCGAGGCTCAGGCCAGGGCAGAGTAAATCTGGCCGGGCAGACAAGAGCAAAAGACAGCACCGAACCCGCTTAGGCGGGTTTTTTATTGCCTCAAAGCCGGCCATGTGCCGGTTTTTTATTGCCCGGAGATTCACATGACCTCGATTGCCGAGATTGGTATCCGCGTCGACAGTTCCGATGCCGTCCAGGCTGCTACCGACCTCGACAACATGACAGAGGCCGGAAAGCGCAGCGAGGAAAGCGTTAAGCGTACCGGCAGGGCCTGGGAGCAGGCCATCGGCGGCATGGCGACCAATACGCAGCAGATCGTCAAGGAGTTGCAGAACCTCAACGCCAAGCAGGACGCGACCGCGCAGATGATGGCGAAGATCGGTAGCTCGATCTCGTCGGCGTCAAGTTCGTTCCAGTCGGCCGCCGCGTCGATGGGAAGCTATCGCGCGCAGAACGATGCGCTGGTCGTTTCGCAAGGAAAGGCGGCCCAAAGCACCGAGAAGGCATCGAAGGCCGCAAAGCAGCACGCTGACGACCTTTCCGTCCTGCTAGGAAAGATTGATCCTACTGTAGCGGCGCTCGGTCGCCTCGACGATATGGAAAAGAGCCTGTCCGGCTACAAAGCCAAGGGCATGCTTGATGGCGATTCATTCAACGAATACAAGGCAAAGATCGATCAGGCGCGCGCCGGCCTGACCACATTTGATTCGTCGCTGAATAAAACCGGGATGAGTGCGAAGGCTACAGCTGCCGCACTTCGCGGTGTGCCTGCTCAGTTCACGGACATTTTCACCAGTCTGCAAGGTGGCCAGGCGCCGATGACCGTCCTGATCCAGCAGGGTGGTCAGCTCAAGGACATGTTCGGCGG